GAAGTACCATGACCAGAACGACAATATGCACCGAATGTTTGGTACCAGTATCAACGGCCAGGTAACAGGACGCCGGGCAGGCTTCATGCAAGAAGGCTTTACCGGTGCGCTTATCCTTGATGATCCCATGCCACCTAAAGACCAGAACAGTGCAAAGGTGATGGATAAGGGCAACAAGCAGCTGAACCGAGTCGTGCGCTCACGTTTGGCACATGATGGTGTGTCTATCATTATGGTTCAGCAGCGCATTGGTAAAGGTGATAGCACCGACTTCCTATTAAGTGACAAGGCCCCGGATGACTACCTTGTGTATAAGGTCCCGGCGCTCATTGACAGGGAATACCTGGATTCGTTGCCGGCAGATATGCGCGAGGCGTGTATCAATGACACCAAGTTCACCGGTAAGCGCACCAGCTACTGGCCAGACAAAGAACCAACAGAGGTGTTACTCGCCATGGAGAAAGCAGACGCGTATATGTTTAGCTCGCAGTACCAGCAAAACCCTGATGAAGCCCTGGCTGAAGGCGTTGTGTACAAGAAAGAGGTTGAACTACTCATTGAAGAAGGTCGCTACTGTGCCATACCGGTTGAGAAGTCATTGCCGGTTTACACGTTTTGGGATCTTGGTATCAATGACGATATGGTTGTGTGGCTTATGCAGCCGCACAGAAAAGAGCTACGCATGATTGCCTGCTATGGCAACAACAACGAAGGCATGGAGCACTATATCAACTGGCTGCATGACTTTGCCGACAAGTACGGTATTCGATACGCTGAGCACTTAGGGCCTCACGATCTGGCAGTGCGTGATCTGATGACCAAGCGCAGCCGCATTGAGGTAGCCAAGACCATGGGTATCAAGTTCACCCTGGTTGAACGATGCAAGAGTAAGCGAGACAGTATCAACGCATTGAAGATGCTATTCCCGCGTATCTGGATTGATAACGCCAGGTGTGAAAAGGGATGGGATGGCCTCAAGGCATTGCGCCGTGAGTGGGATCACGACAATGAAACCTTCAAGGACCAGACCGGGCCTAAGTGGGCAACTAACTACACTGATGCAATCCAGCAGATGGGCTTGCATTGGAAAGACAAAGAACCGAAGAAGCCAGCCAAGCCAATGCCTATGGGTACCGGTGGCTGGATGGGCGCGTAACAGGAGATAACCATGCTACCAGGTAATGAACCAATTAAGACCAGGGATGATGACAGCCAAGAGGCAATACTTCAGGAAATACGAGAGCGAGCAGCGCACGCTGTTACTTGTTGGAAGCATAACTTTGATGCAGCCCAGGAAGATATTTCATTCCTGGCCGGTCAACAATGGCCTGAGTCTGTGCGCAAGGAACGTGAGGACGAGGGCCGCCCATGCTTGACGCTGAACAAGTTGCCTCAATACGTTGACCAGGTATTGGGTGATCAGCGCCAGAATCGCCCTGCAATCCAGGTGCATCCAGTCGAAGCCAATGCCACCAAGGATACCAGCAAGGTGCCAAACGTGGCCGGCACTTCTGATTACAGCCTGGCAGAAGTGTATGAGAGCCTGATCCGCAACATCGAGTACACCAGCAACGCAGAAGCGCACTATGACAACGCATTCCAGCACGCCGTTGAAGGTGGCTTTGGTTGGTTGCGCGTTCTCACCAAGTACAGCGCTGATGATGCCTTTGACCTTGACCTGTGCATCAAGAGTATTCACAACCGCTTTGCTGTGTTGATGGACCCGGACGCAACAGAGCCAGACTACAGTGATGCAAACTGGTGTTTTATCAGCGAGCGCATGAGCAAGGCAGAGTTTAAAAAGCGGTACCCAGGAAAAGCCGTTGGTGATCTGAGTGATGCTGAGCGTGGTGAGTACAGCTGGTGGACCAATGAAGAAGGTGTGCGTGTATCTGAATACTTCTACCGTGAACCGGTAACTCGCAAGCTGTTATTGCTCAGTGATGGCCGTACCGTGTGGGAAGATGAAGTAAAGGATGTGCTTGACGAGTTGCGCGAGCTTGGCACGACAGTCACGCGTGAAAGACGCGTCAAAACCTACAAAGTTAAATGGATGAAGGTTACTGCATACGATGTGCTAGAAGGCCCGGTTGATTGGCCTGGCTCAACCATTCCTGTGGCACCTGTGCTTGGTAAGGAAATGGTTATCGGTGACAAGACCTATTACCGTGGTCTGATTCGCTTTGGTAAGGATGCCCAGCGTATGCACAACTACTGGATGACAGCAGCAACAGAGCGTGTTGCATTGGCACCAAAGGCCCCATGGGTAGCGCCAGCAGAATCCATTGAAGGCTATGAGGAAGAATGGAACCAGGCAAACCGCAAGAACATGAGCGTTCTACGCTATAACGCTTTACCAGGTGTTGACCGTCCTCAGCGTGATATGCCGGCCAGTATGCCAGCGGCAGAGCTTCAGCTTGCATTGAGCGCTACCGATGAAATGAAAGCAACTATTGGCTTGTATGATGCCAGCGTTGGCGCACAAGGGAATGAGCAAAGCGGCAAGGCTATTCTTGCGCGCCAGCGCCAGGGTGATCGCGGTACCTTTGCCTATATCGACAACCTGAGCCGGGCTATTCGCCGTGTTGGGCAGATCCTGATTGAGCTTATCCCGCGAGTGTATGACAGCGAACGAGTGTTGCGCTTGCGCTTCCAGGATGGTGAAGGTGATTGGGTTCAGATAAATCAGATGGTCATGGATGAGGAAACACAGAAGCCGGTCCTGGTTAACGATATTGCAGCAGGTAAGTTTGATGTGACTGTGAAGGCTGGCCCAAGCTATCAAACACAGCGCATGGAAGCAGCAGACAGTTTAATGCAGTTTGTTCAGGCTGTGCCGGCAGCTGGTGGCGTGGTCCTTGATCTTATCGCCAAGAATATGGATTGGCCTGGCGCGCAGGATATTGCACGCCGACTACAGAAAACATTGCCGCCTGGCATTCTTGATCAGGATGAAATGGAGGAAGCAGGTATTGAACCGCCTCAACCGTCACCAGAGCAGCAAGCCAATATGGCACAGGCTCAAGCCGATATGGAGAAAGCCAAGGCAGACACAGCGAAAGCCCAGGCCGATATGGCAATGGCACAAGCTAAGACAGCTGAAGCACAAGCGAAGTTGGCAGAAATAGAGCAGGCGGCCATGATGGCAGGTCCTGGAACATTGGAAGATACAGTGCGTAACCTGGTTGCTGAGGCTATGGCCGAGTTAATGGCTCAGAGCCAAGGGAATGCTTAACGTGATTGCTCATTAGTATTTTCACGTTATAATGTCAAGTAGTTATAAGCTACCCATGGCTTCATGGGGTTAAACAATCCGCGACAGGAGAGAGCGCGCATGGCAGACGAAAACAAAGCCACTGATACCGACAACTTTGAGGTTGTTACTACCGAGGCCGCAGAGACTGAGCAAGCACAAGAGCCAGCAAAGGCAGATGAGCAAGCCCAGGATCAAAACACTGAGGGTGATGAATCGGCCACCGCCCAAAATGAGGACGAAGGCAAGCAGGAAGGCCAGGATGATGACAAGGATAGTGGCAAGGATGATGCCGATGAACAAAACGCCGATGACGATGCCGGCGAGGAAGCGAACCACCGCCGAGGCCGTGGCCGTTTTCAGAAGCGCATTGACCGCTTGACCAAGCGTGCAGCTGAAGCAGAGCGCCGAGCCCAGGAGGCAGAGCGTAAACTGCAAGAAGCTGAAGGCAAGAAGGGTAGTAAGGCTAAGCCTGAAACCCAGGACGATGAAGGTGAACCTGATCCGTCAGACTTTGATAGCTATGACGAGTACCTTGATGCCCTGGCCGATTGGAAAGCTGATCAGAAGATTGGCGCCAAAGGCAAGAAGGACGACAAGGCCGCAGCCGATGATGACAACGGCAGTAACAAAGACGACCAGGACACTGAGTTCACTGAAGCCCTTGAAGATGTACAGGACGCGTTCAGCGAAACGCGCAAAAGCCACAAGGACTTTGATGAAGTAATCGGACAGCAGGACCTACAAATCACCCGCGATATGGTTATCGCTATGGCTGATTCTGAAGATCCTGGTGCAATCGCCTACCACCTTGGTAAGAACAAGCAAGAGGCCGCACGCATTGCGAAGCTATCACCCATTGCTCAGGCAAAGGAGATTGGCAAAATCGAAGCAAAGCTTGCAGCTAAACCGCAACAGCCCGGTAAAAAGACAACTAGCGCCCCGGACCCGATTGATCCAGTTAAGGGAAGCGACTCAACCAGTAAGGCTCCACAAGATATGGACTTTGCTGAATACGAGCGCACTCAGAACGAAAAGGAACAACGTGGTGGCCGAGGCTTTTGGTAACAGAAACTTTGGAGTATTAAGCCATGAGCGTACAAGGTGAAAAAGGCAATCGCATCTTAACGGATGACATTATCATCAAAGAGGCATTGCGCCTTCTTAAAAACAACTTGGTAACAGCACCGCTTGTTTACCGTGACCTGGAAAAGCGTTTCGCTAAGGTTGGCGACACTATCAGCCTGAAAAAGCCTTTCCGTACTAAAACCGCGTCTGGCCGCGTGTTGCAGAAGCAACCAATGGTCGATCAGACAATCCCATTCCAGATTAACCGCCAAGAGCACTTTGGTCTGGAAGTAACCATGCGTGACCGCACGCTGAGCATTGAGCAGTTCTCAGAGCGTTACCTGAAGTCTGGTATTATCCAGCTGGCCAACGTGATTGACCGCTCTATCCTGCTTGAAATGAAGAAAGCGTTTTTCAGTTCAGGCACGCCAGGTACTGCGATCGGCACCAAGTCATTCCACCTGGCGAAAGCCTACATGGGTAACGTGGCTGTGCCTGATGACGGTATGCGCCGTTGTATCTTGAGCATGCTGGATGGCGCTGAAATCAGTGACGCGATCAGCAACAAGTACAATGAAGCAATGGTGAAAGGTGCATTGCAGAAGGGTTACATGGGCCCACTGGCAGGCTTTGACTTGTTTGAGTCTGCGAACATTCCTGTTCATACCGTTGGTGCGCATGGTGGTACTCCATTGACTAATGGTGCAGACCAGACCGGCTCAAGCATTGTGACCGATGGTTGGGATACTGGCGTAACTGGATTGCTTAAAGAGGGTGATGTTATTACCTTTGCTGGCGTCTATGAGATCAACCCGCAAAGCTACCAGTCAACTGGCCGCCTACAGCACTTTGTTGTAACAGCTGATGTGAACAGTGACGGTACTGGCAATGCGACTATCCCGGTAAGTCCTGCTATCAACGATGGCACACTGACCACTGTGGATGCTGAAGGTAACACTGTTAGCCTTTCTGCATTCCAGAACGTGTCAGCAGCGCCAGCAGATGGTGCGGCTATCACTGTGTTGGGTACCGCAGATACAAGCTACCGTCAGAACTTCCTGTTCCACCGTGATGCTTGTGCCCTGGCAATGGTTGACCTTGAGTTGCCTCAGTCAGCTACCGTTAAATCACGCGTGCGCGATCCTGATTCTGGTTTGTCACTGTGTATGACTGGTGCATACGACATTAACCAGCAAACTGAGATCACCCGTATTGATGCGGTATGGGGTACTCACCTTATCTATCCTGAACTTGCTCACCGCATGTGGTCAGCAGCAGGCTAAGATAGTTCACCGGGCGGCCTAGTGCCGCCCTTTTACCATTGACGGAGAAACACAATGCCAGAGAACAAACCAAAGCGTATGTGGCTTTATCATCCTGAGAAGGGTGCAAAACTGTTCACCTTTGAAGATGAAGCCGACATTGACGATCTTGAACAACAAGGTTGGCGCGACTCGCCGGCAGAGTTCAAGCAGGCTGAAGAATCAAGTGATGAAGGTGGTGCAGAGCTCACAGCTGAACAGCAGGGCCTGTTAAGTGCATTCCAGGAAAATCCTGAGAGCCTTACCAAAGACGAACACGTTGAACTTGGTAAAGGTCTTGGCCTGAAGTTAATGAAAGCCTGGAAGGAAGAAACCTTGATTGCCAAGATCCAGGAGAAGCTGAATGGCAACGACCAAGCAACTGATTGATGGTGCCTTGCGCACTATCGGCGTGCTTGCCAGTGGTGAACAGGCGAAGCCTTCAGAAGCACAAGATGCACTCCAATATGCCAAGCAGATGCTGGATAGTTGGAGTAATGAGGGCTTGCTTGTTCCTGCATTAACGCATGAGTCATTCACACTCAGCAGCAAGCGAACCTATACCATTGGTCCTGGTGGTGACTTTGACACAGTGCGCCCCACTACCATTGAGAACGTGCGTATTCGTGATGCCGGCAATCTTGAAACGCCGGTCAGTATTGCCAGTCTTAACCTTTGGGCAAATATTAGCCTGAAGGATACTGTGGTAAATACGCCCGATTACGTTTACTACGAACCAGAATACCCACTTGGCCGCCTTGAGTTCAGCTGCATTCCTACAGCTGGTGATACGCTGAAGCTGGTCACAACCAAGCCTATTACCGAGTTACCGGCGCTTACCGAGTCTGTGCAGTTCCCGCCAGGTTATGACAAAGCTATTCGCCTTGGCCTTGCTATTGAGCTTGCGCCAGAGTATGGCGTTGAAATTTCCGCAGCGGTTGCGGCTGGTTATCGCCAGGCGATCATGGTACTGAAGCGCACCAATAGCAAAACGCGCATGGGTACCGTAGAGGTAGACTCAGGCTTGATACGAAAGAGCGGGTATGACATTAACCATGGACCACTATGAAGCAACCTGTACTTTTTGCGGTAGGCACCAATGAGGGCCGAAGCAAGGCGACAAATACAGAGCGCCTTATAAATCTGTTTGCTGAGCAGCAGCCACCTTCAGCAAAAGCCCAGGCAGTGCTTTATGGTACGCCAGGGCTTTCGCGTTTCTGTGAAATAGACCAGGGGCCTGTGTTTGGCCTTCATGTGATGAATGAGCAGTTATTCATTGTCACTAAGAAGTCGCTTTATCGGATGACAGGGACTTATCAGCTTGAACGCCTTGGTGACTGTGCGCCTACTGGTAGAGTAAGCATTGCCGATAATGGATTTGATCTTGTTTTTGTGGATGGATACCAAGGCTGGAAGTGGACTGATGGCGGCAGTGTAGAAAAGATTGTTGGTGATGGTTGGTACCCGGCAAACACTGTTACCTTCCAGGATGGGTATTTCATATTCAACAGGGCGGGGACAGGCCAGTTTTTCACAAGCAAGCTTTTATCAACAGAGTTTGATCCGTTGGCGTTTGCTACAGCTGAAGGCGCGCCAGACGACACGGTTGCAGTTATCAGTAATTACCGTGAGTTATGGGTGTTTGGTAAGAAGTCAGTTGAAATTTGGTACAACAGCGGGAATGTTGATTTTGCCTTTGACCGTATGCAGGGTGCATTTATAGAACGCGGCACTTTGGCGCCGCAATCAATCATCAAAGTTAATGGCCAGATGGTTTGGCTTGGTGATGACGGTATTGTTTATGCCGCCGTTGGGTACCAGCCTCAACGGATCAGCACGCACGCGGTTGAATACTCGATAGACCAAGCGGTAAGAAAAGATGATGCGTTTGCTTGGTGGTACAGCGAGGAAGGTCATGTGTTCTATATGATCACCTTCCCAACAGCAAAGCTTACCTGGTCTTTTGATTTTGCTACTGGCATGTGGCATGAGCGCCAGCATATTACGCATGGCCGCCATGTAGCTAATTGCTGCATTAACTGGAAGGAAAGAAACCTTGTCGGTGACTTTAGCGCGCCATTTGTTTATGAGCTTGCCATGGATGCCAAAACAGATCATGGCCTGGCAATTCGCCGCGTTGCGCAATCGGCAATTACTCACGCCGGCAGAGAGCGCATAACCGCATACAGTTTCGAGCTGGATATGGAAAGCGGATTAGGACTGCCAACTGGTCAGGGTGATGATCCTCAAGCAATGCTTCAGTGGTCTGATGATGGCGGTAATACATGGAGTAATGAGCATTGGGCGCCAATAGGGAAGATTGGGCAATACCTTACACGCGTTAAATGGAATCGACTTGGACGGTTTAGACAAAGAACGTGGCGTGTGGTTATTACTGATCCTGTGCCGGTTGCGATAATTGCAGCCTGGATGGAGGTTTAATGTCAGGTGTTCAAATAGGTCAGCCGCCGCTAAATGTTCCCGTAGTTGATGCCAATGGGTACCCAACTCGTGTGCTTGTCGAGTTTCTTCACTTGATGTGGCAAAGAACAGGTGCGGCTGATGATAATGACGACTTCATATTGAAGTTGCTAACTGGTGGCCGGTATCCGAACCCAAAGCCGCCAGAACAGGAAGTTGGTGAGCGATATATCCACCAGCCACCAACGCCTTCTGGCATTGCTCAGGCAGGTGAGGCCGCGAGCATTGCTCAGATGATGGCGATAATGAATAAGCGTACAAGCGTTGACCCTGATCAGGTGAAGCGTGCTGATGGCGCAAAGGTCCCAGCAGGCGGGATCATAATGTGGTCTGGCGCTGTGGCAGATATACCAAGTGGATGGGCTCTTTGTAATGGCAGCAACGGTACACCAGACTTAACTGATGTGTTTATTGTTGGCGCTGGTGGTTCATACTCACCAGGAGATACAGGCGGCAGTAGTCAATTCACAGGGAACACAGGAAGCCAGGGTACAGGTGCCAGCGTCACTACAGCAACAAGTGAGGTGGAGCCAGTTGGCACACCAGGAACAGGAGTTGATGCGCTAACAAGCGCAACGCTAAGCGATCCAGGGCACCAGCATTCAGAGACAATTGATACATTGCCGCCATATTATGCGCTGGCATTTATAATGAAACTTTAAGGAGAACGCCATGCAGGCAGTACCGATTCAAATGATTGCGCCCCAAGCGCTAACGCAAACGGCTCAAATGCTTTACCAGAGCCCGGCAAACAAGAAAACAATTATCAGCAAGGTTACTTTTGGTAATACAGCGGCACAAGCGGTAACTGTAACGGCTCATATTGTTCCAGCTGGTGGCGCACCTGATGACACAAACAAAGTGTTACCGGCAAAGCTTCTTGATATTAATGAGTCATGGAGTGCATACAGCCTTGAAGGCATTACCATGCGATCAGGCGATATGCTCTATATGAATACTGATGCCAATGGGGAAAACAAGGTTGCAGTGGCAGCTTCTGGCGTGGAGGTCTTTTAATGGATGAGTTAACGCCGGCGCAGGTCCACCAGCTATTGGCAGAGCAGGTAAACGAAAAAATAGAGGCCATGGAAGAAGTCATGCTCGATCATGAGCAGGTTGAAATGCCAGTAGAGCACCGCTTTGTAAATGGCATGTATGCACGTGAGATAACTATTCCAAAAGGCACGCTACTTACAGGGCGCGTTCACAAGTTTGGTTATGTGGATATTATGCTTAGTGGTGATATTACAGTTGCAACGCCTGATGGTGTAAAGCGTTTAACAGGTGTGAATATCATGGAAGGCGTACCAGGTCGCAAGCGTGCTGGATATGCTCACGAAGATACGCACTGGATCACTGTACATAAAACGGATGCCACAAGCCCTGAAGGCATTGAAGATATTTTAACGGTATTCAGCATGGCTCAATTCCGGGAGTTACCGCCTGGCGAGCGTGCAGCGCTACCAAACGAACAGGAGAATGAGCCATGTCAGTTGTTGCAGCAGCAGTAGTTGGTAGCGCCGTTGTTGGCGCGTATTCAGCAAACAAGTCTAGCAAGGCGGCGTCAAAGGCGTCACAACAAGCAAGTGATGCTCAAGTGCAAGCTAACCGCGAAACCATTGAGTTTCAGCGAGAGGTTTTTGATCAGCAGCGTGAAGATAACGCCCCATGGCGTGAGATTGGTACGCAGGCCCTTGGTCAGCTTCAGGCAGGTATTGCTTCAGGAGAGTTTGACCCAAGCAATTTTAAGTTTGAAGCGGATCCCGGTTATCAATTCAGGCTGCAAGAAGGTGTTAATGCGCTTGACGCTAGTGCTTCTGCGCGAGGAAAGCTTCAGTCAGGAGCTCAGCAAAAGGCGCTTACCAGATTTGGGCAAGATTTTGCCAGCAATGAGTATGCAAATGCCTATGCTCGCAATGCAGGATCTAAGGCCATGAACTTCAACCAGCTTGCATCATTGTCAAATGTTGGACAGGTAGCAAACCAGGCAGACGCCAATGCGCGAACTAACATGGCTAACAATGTCACTCAGAGTACGATTGCAACTGGCAATGCGCTTGCTCAAAACGCCATTAACCAGGGTAACGCACAGTCGCAGGCTTATCAGGGGTATGCCCAGGCAGCAAACCAGGGTATGCAGAACTATCTTCTTTACAGCATGATGGGAGGTTAATCATGGCTAATGCTTTTGGAATTGACTTGGGCCAGGTTTACCGGACCGCAGAGGCAGTTAAGGGTGCGCGTCAGTCTCGCGAGCAGAACGCGTTAATGATGGACTGGAAGAAAGAGGACCGCGAGGCAGCGCGCCAGCGAGGTAACGCTCTTGCTGATTTGCGCTCAAAGGCGTCAGCTGGTGATCCTCAGGCTATGCAGGAGCTAAACGCTTTTGACCCTGAAGAAGCTAAGAAGATGCTTGAGTCACTAAGTAAGATGGATGATCGCCAGCGCCAGCAGACACAAGAGAACATTGATGCGATCGGAAAAATGTCAGCCTATGTTCTTCAGTCTGAAAACCCTGAGCAGGCATACGAGCTTGCCAGGCAAAGCGTATCACCAGAGCTCGCAGCAAAGATGCCTGAGCAATACGACCCTAACTTCCTTCAAATGCAGCTTGCCAGAGCTCGCCAGGTTGATGAGTTGCTACAGAACCCTGAGCGCATGACGTTTGGCACAGAGGACCGACTGTATAAGGATGGCCGCGTTATCGAACGTACAACAAGCAGTCAAGAGCTTGACCGCCAGACAAGTCGGCAAAACGCGTTAACGCGTGCCAGTGGCGATGGCGGTCTAAAGTCAGCTGATGAGTCATTGATGTATCGTCAGGCTGGTGAGTTGCTTGGTGGTTTGTTTGATCAGCAAGGCAACCTTCAAAACCTTGACCCGGCCACACGCGGCAAGGTCCAGTCTATCGCAACTGAAGCGGCTAAAATTTATAGCCAAGGTGGCGTTACTCGCTCGCAAGCTGTAACACAAGCAGCGAGAAAGCTTGGTATTCAGGTTCAAGATTTGGGGCAAAGTGGTAATATAGACCGCAACAAATTACTTGAAATGTATTCACAGTGAGGCGGGGATGGCAGAGAACCAACAACCTACAAAGGATCAGTTGCTAACAGCACTTGAGAAAGCACACCTTTCAGGGGATACCCAGGGCGCCAAGGAGTTGGCCGCCTGGCACAATGAGCTTTACGGACCAAAGCAAGAACCAGAGCAGCCTGGACTTATTGACCAGGCTAAGTCTTTTTTCACTTCCGATGAACAGCCTGAAATAGATGGCTTTACCGGTGCAATGCAGAAGGCACCGCAAGAATACGACAGCTTTGTGACCGCCACCGGGAAAGCTGTTCGCAATGTTCCTGAGCGTTTTCAGCAATCAGCAGCCGGGCTCATTCAGATGCTTGGCGAGGATATGGGGCAGGAACGTGAGCGCCATATCGCTATTGTTTCTAACCGTCTTGGTATTACGCCAGGCGATTACAAGTTACTGGCATGGGCAGGCAATGAAGGTCTTGTTGATCCTAAGACGCCTATTCCTGAAGCGCTTGATTACATTAAGCGCAATGTGACTGGCTCACTTAATGACCAGCAACTGAAGCAAGTTGCAGATATGGGCATTATCAACCCTGATGAGATCGCCGGCTTTGCAAAGTATTGGCGTGAAGAAACTCAGAAAACCATGGAGCCGGTAAACGCTGAGCCTGGAAGTGCCGCTTATTACGGTAGTGCAGCCATTGGTAGTGTTGCTGAAATGGGGCCTGCATTGCTTGGCAGTATTCTTACTCGCAATCCAAGTGTAGGTATGCGCCTAATGGCCGGCCAGGTAGGTGGTCAATCTTATGCTGAAGGTCGCGAGCAAGGATTATCGCCTGATGAGGCTCAATTCTACGCAGTAGCCAATGCTGCAGCAGAAGCAATCCCTGAGTATATTCCGCTTAGTGTGATTATGAAGCCAGGCCAGAACTTCTTTAAGCGCGTGCTTAAAGGTGCCTTGGCAGAATCAGCCCAGGAAGTGCTAACCGAGGCCATTCAAACCGGGCTTGATCAGCAGATGATTAACCCGGATATGACTTGGGCAGAAGCGCGCCAGCGCCTAATTGATGCCGGTATTATCGGTGGTCTTGCTGGTCCAATGATGAGCGGTGTTGCTCATCCAGTCGTTAAGGCACAAGAGAAGATTGACCAGGCACTTAACGCGCCAGAGCGCCAGCTTGGTATTGCTCTTAATCAGCAGGTTGAGGCAACTCAGTTTGCACCGGCAGAGCAGGCAGCAGCGCAGGCTTTTGATCCTGCAAATGCACAGCAGCAACAGCAGCCAGCACAGCGTAAGAGCATGGCAGAACTTGTTGCTGAAAAGCTTGAGCAGCGCGGAGTTAAGCCGGCTCCAGTGGTTGACTACGCACCGAAGCAGCAAGCAATGCCTGAGAATATTGATGTGCCGCTTGAGGTACCTACTCAGGAAGTGGTTGTTGAAGAACAAGCTAAGGAGCAGGTCAAAGATGAGCCCAAGCAAGAAGCGCCAACTGAAGAACAAGCGAAAGATGAAGCACAACCAACGGATGCGGCGCCAGTCTATGGCGAAGGCGTTGAGAGAGTTCAGCACACAACCAAGCGTGGAAAGGAATTAACTGGCGTCATTGATCGTGAAATGACGCTGGATCAAGCCAAAGAGATTGACCCTTATGCCTTCAAAAAGGATGGGGGTGTTTTCATTCGTGATAACCGCATTCAGGAGTACAACCAGAATCGGAGTGAAGAAAATGCAAGAGTGGATACAGCAGGCGTTGAACGACAAGGTGATCAGCAGCAGCGAAGCCAAGAGCCTGGACGAGTACCTGAGCCAGCACAGCAACAGCAGCAACCTAGTGATATTGCCTCAGAGCCTGGAAAGCGCGGCTCAGAGAATATTCCTGTGGCAGACACCGCAGAGCGAATTGACGATGCACTGACACCTAAAGCTGAGTGGCGAAACGATTTAATGAAGGCGCGAGATTATGCCAACAAGTTGCGCCAAGCAGGAAAGCTTGATGGTGATGCGGCTCGCCAAGTGTGGAATGACGCGGAAGCGTTAACCAATTTAATTGACTATGCCACTTTGACGCCAGAGCAGCGCCAGGTGCGCAGAGATATTGAAGGGCGTATTAACAATGTTGCCAGTGAACCAGGTGCGGAAAACCGACAGTCAAAGGGTATGGCCGCTCAGCGAGTCATTGAGCGATCTGATTTACCAGAGTCGCAAAAGCAAAAGCTACTTACCGATTTACAAGCAGCCTGGCAACCAGAGCAAGCACAGGAGCAAACCAATGAACCTACAGAATTGGATCAGCCAAGCCAAGAAGCACTGGCAGGAGTTCCAGCCGAGCAAGTACCAGGCGCTGAAGAAACAGGGGGCGCTGGACTTAGCCCTGAAGCAAGCGGCAGAGCAGACGCTGGCCGAGGTGAGCGAATTGGAGAGCCAGGGGTATCAACCGGACGAGGCGTTTCAGATGGTCAGGGAGAATCACCTGTTTCCACCAGCGGAGCAGAGCGAACCGGACGAGGCGAGCAACGCGGCACCGATGTACCAGGAAGCGTTGCAGATGAAAAGCCGAGTGATGCAGGCCGACCAGTATCAAGAGGGGATGCAGAATTAATCCAGGCTGAGGAAAAGGCGGCAGAAGAAGCGCCGGCGCCAGTTGGTGAAACAACTCAGCAGGCAGTTAGTGCAGATAATCGCCCGGCCAAGATGTTTACCATTACGCCAGATATGGGAATTGGTGAAGGTGGCCAGAAAACTAAATTCAAGAACAACCTTGAAGCAATCAAGATCCTGAAGTCTCTTGAGGCTGAAGGACGCCAGGCAACGCCAGAAGAACAGCAAGCGCTTGCGCGTTATGTTGGTTGGGGCGGTATTCCTCAAGCGTTCTATGGTGATGCAGGTAAAGTATCAAAGGGGTGGGAGAAAGAGGCGGCACAGCTTAAAGAGTTGCTTACAGATGCTGAGTATGATGCAGCGCGCCGAAGCACGCAGGATGCCCACTACACAAGCCAGGAGATTGTTACTTCAATCTGGAAGGCTGTTAAGGATATGGGTTTTACTGGTGGCCGAGTGCTTGAGCCTTCAGTTGGTACTGGTAACTTTTTAGGGATGATGCCGGCAGGTGTTCGAGGAAAAAGCCAGATCACCGGCGTAGAGCTTGATCATATTACAGGCGGGATTGCTTCACACCTTTACCCAGGCGCAAACATTAAAACGCCAATGGGCTTTCAAGACTTCACTATGCCTGATGGTTACTTTGATCTGGCAATAGGGAACCCGCCATTTGGGAGCCAGAAGCTATATGACGGTAAGCGCAAAGACTTATCTAAGTTCAGCATTCACAACTACTTCTTTGCAAAAAGCCTGGATGGCCTGAAGCCTGGCGGCGTACTTGCAATGGTTGTCTCTAACCGCCTTATGGATGGTCAAAGCAATCAGGCAGCGCGTGAGTACATGGCTAATCGCGCAGACTTCCTTGGTGCGGTCAGGTTGCCTAATAACGCATTCCTAAAGAATGCCGGCACAGAAGTTACCACTGACATTGTTTTCCTTCAGAAGCGAGAGGAAGGCACGCCGCGTAAAGGTACTTCATGGAAGCGTACTGAATCAGTGAAAGACGCCAACGGCATTGAAACACCACTGAATGAATATTTTGTAAAGAATCCCGACATGATGCTTGGTGAATGGGGTGCATACGGCTCAATGTATGGACCTAATGACCCGGCGCTTGTTGCGCGTGAAGGTCAGGACACTGGCGCATTGTTGCGTGAGGCATTGGCTAAGTTACCAAAAGGGATTATGGCAGAGTCAAAAGCGGCGCCGGCAAAAGAAGAAGTGAAGCTATCCACCAGCGTTGATAACGTCAAAGTTGGTAGCATGTTCATTGATGGCGGCAAGGTGATGGTTCGCCAGGATAATGAGCTTGGTAGTATTCAGGCTGAGCCGGTTGAGTTTGCCAGCGACAAAGCGCGCCAGCGCGTTGAGGGCATGATCAAGGTTCGTGATGTGTTCACGGACTTGAGGAAGGCCCAGCTTACTGAAGGCGTGAAAGATGCTGCGCTTGACGCGTTGCGCACGCGTCTTAATCGTGAGTATGACGCGTTTGTTAAGGCGCATGGTCCAATAAACTCAGATGCCAACAAGCGCTTATTCCGTGATGATCCCACCTGGCCGCAGATTGCAGCATTGGAAGAATCATTCGATAAAGGCATTACGCCTGCAATGGCAAAGAAAACCGGCGAGCAATCGCGCAAGCCAAGCGCAAGCAAGGCTGCAATTTTCTTCAAGCGTACTCAGTCACCATATAAAGCGCCTACCAAAGCGGCAACCGCCAAGGATGCAATGGCGGCAAGTCTTTCAGAGTATGGCGCCATTGATATGGATTACATGGCGAAGCTTTACAACAAGACGCCAGGATACATTGCCAATGAGCTTGGTGATCTTGTGTATGAGGTTGAGCCTGGCCGATTTGAAACGCGTGACCAATACCTTAGCGGCAATGTTAAGCAGAAGCTTGCCCAGGCAAGGCAGCTTGCCAAGGTAGACAGTAAGTACAAGCGCAACGTGCAAGCGCTTGAGGCGGTCCAGCCTGAAGATATTGAGGCCGTTGACATTGATGTTAAGCCTGGCGCTCACTGGTTGCCGCGTGAAGATATGAAGTCTTTTGTGGATCATGTGCTTGGCAATGAAAGCGGTAAGGCCGTGTATATTCCGACCAATGCTAAGTGGTCTATTGATGGTGTGCCTACAGAAGCAGCGCGCTCGCGTTGGGGTACTGACCGCGTGCAGGTGACTGATATTGTGGCAGCAGCTGCAAACCAGAAGCAGATTGTTGTGCGTGATCGCATTGACGAAAACACAACAAGAGTGAATGAGGCAGCTACCAATGCGGCCAATGAAAAGGTTGAGCGCTTAAAGGCTGAGTTTCGCCGTTGGGTATGGCAGGACGATGCGCGCCGTAGTCGGTTGACCAGGATTTATAACGACACCTTTAATACTGATCGCTTGCGAGAGTTTGACGGTGGCCATCTTACATTCCCTGGCAAAGTAAGTGATGACATTATCAAGTTGCGCCCACACCAGGCTAATGCAGTTTGGCGTATCGTGCAGTCTGGAACTACCTTACTGGATCACGTTGTTGGTGCCGGCAAGACGTTCACTATGATTGCTGGCGCTATGGAAATGCGCCGCATGGGCCGAGCTAAAAAGCCTATGTTTGTTGTTCCTAATCACCTTGTTGGCCAGTGGGCAGAGGACTTTACCAAGCTTTACCCTGGCGCTAATGTGCTGGCAGCCACCAAGAAGGACTTTGAGAAAGGAAACCGCAAGCGCCTATTTGCGCGCATTGCCACCGGTGATTGGGATGCTGTTATTGTCGCTCACTCATCGTTCGGTAAAGTGGAAATGGATAAGGAGTTCCAGGAGCGATTTATCAATCAGCAGATCCGTGACATTGATGAGGCTATCCAGAATATCCGGGCCCAGGATGGGCAGAAGTCACGAAGCATTAAGCAGATTGAGAAGCAGAAAGAGCGCCTTCAGGAAAAGCTGAAGAAGCTGTTTGATGCAGAAAACAAGGATGACAACCTAACCTTTGGTGAGCTTGGTGTTGACGCTCTATTCCTGGATGAAGCGCATGAGTTTAAGAACCTTGGCTTTGCCACCAGCATGACCCGCGTTGCCGGCCTTGGTAATCCGCAAGGCAGCCAGAAGGCGGCAGACCTGTTTATGAAAACTCAGTTTGTCCTGGAAAAGACTGGCGGCAATAACGTGGTATTTGCTACCGGTACGCCGATCAGCAATACCATGGCTGAAATGTACACCATGCAGCGTTATCTTGATTACCAGACGCTACAGGACCAGGGCATTGCACACTTTGACGCATGGGCGCGCATGTATGGCGAGGTTGTTACTGATTGGGAGTTGTCACCTTCAGGCACCTATAAGCTAAACAGCCGCTTCAGTAAGTTCGTGAATATCCCTGAGCTTATGCAGCGCTACCTATCGTTTGGTGATGTTATCAACCGTGATGACATTAACCGCCAGTTGGCAGCCCAGGGCAAGCGCCTACCAGTGCCAAAGGTTAAAGGCGGCAAGCCTCAGAATGTTGTGGTTACTCGCAGTGATGATCAGGCCGCTTATATCGGTGAACCTGTCACTGATGAGAATGGCCGCGAGTCATACCCTGAAGGAAGTCTTGTTTGGCGTGCTGAGCACTTGCCTAAGAAGCCTGAAAAGGGCGCGGATAACATGCTGAAGATTATGAGTGACGCCAGGAAGGCGGCGCTTGATATGCGCATGATAGACCCGGCCATGTACGGTGACTACGAAGGCAGCAAGGTAAATCAGGCGGCAGACAACATTAAGCGCATTTACGACCAGTGGAGTACAGACAAAGGCGCGCAGCTGGTATTCATTGATCTGAGCACACCGAAAGGAGCTAAGGCAAAAGAGGCGGCCAGAATCCGCGATCTGATTGAAAAAGCAGATAACGGTGATGAGCGTGCCCAGGATGAGCTCGACAAGATGAGCCCTGATGAATTGTCAGCGCTTGACGGTGATTTCAGTGTTTACGATGACTTGCGCCAAAAGCTGATCAATAAGGGTATTCCTGAGCAGGAAATAGCATTTATTCACGATGCCAATACCGAGCTTCAGAAAGAAGAATTGTTTGGCAAGGTGCGTAGTGGCCGCATTCGTGTGCTGTTTGGCTCTACCGCAAAGATGGGCGCAGGCATGAACGTCCAAGAGCGCCTAGTTGCTCTACACCACATGGATGCACCATGGCGGCCTTCAGACCTTGAGCAGCGTGAAGGCCGTATTATTCGCCAGGGCAACAAGCTGTATGAGCGCGATCCTGATGGGTTTGAGGTGGAGATTAACCGCTATGCAACCAAGCAAACGCTTGATAGCCGTATGTGGCAGACCATTGAAACCAAGGCGCGATTCATTGAGCAGGTCCGTAAAGGCAATACAAAGACGCGAGAAATTGAGGACGTTGGCGGTGAAGCAAGTAACGCAGCTGAAATGAAAGCGGCTTCAAGTGGTAATCCTCTTATCCTGGAAGAAATGGACTTGCGCCAGAAAATCAGAAAGCTTGAACAGCTTGAAGATGAGCATGACCGCGAGCAGTTCCGTATTCGTGACCAGGTGCGCCGCCTGAAGCTACGCATTGAAACCGGCAAGGATAGAATGCTGAAGTTCACGCGTGACGCAAAACAGGCCGAGAAGGCGCCAAAGGACTTTGCGATCACGATCAACAGCGGAAAGTACGACAAGCACAAGGAGGCTGGCCAGGCATTGCTGGCGGCAGCAAACAAGATGGCTGATGCAGGCCAGGAAACAAAGGCTATTGGTGAGTATGCAGGCTTTAAATTGCGCCTGGATAATATCAGTGGTGCTGAGTTCGTGATCACCATAGAGGGTGAGCAGGAATATCAGGTAGACATTCCAGATATTGCTGAAGCTGATCCTACTGGCTTGGCTATGCGAATCACCAACACAGTGAAGCGCATTAGTGCAGATGCCAAGAATGAAGCAGAGCTTATCAAGCAAGCTGAGCGAGATATACCAGACCTTGAAGGGCAAATCGCTGATTGGTCACAGGCTGATGAGCTTGCAAAGGTTAAGGCGCGTCATGCCTTGGTTATTGCTGAGCTAAAGCCAAAGAACAAGGACCAGGAGGAAATTGAACAGGACGGTACAAGCGCCATGATGTATAACGCCGGTGCCGATGTTCCAATGCCTAACTGGCGTCCAACATATCGCCAGGCTGGTGTACCTAAGCGCCCTGAAGGTGATGAGTTTGCTATTGGCGATCGGACTGTGAAGTTAAAGCCAGAGGATCAGCCAACTCGCCGTGAGGGTGTGCGCGTCATGGTTGAGGATGTTATAGGCCCAAGGCTTTATCAGGGCAAAGTGAAAGGCAAGTCAAAGCTTGGCTTCTACCGTAAGAACAACAGTGAGGTTCGTGTTGCCAATTATGATGATGTTGAGGTGATGGCCCATGAAATGGCTCACTACCTTGATATGCACTACCGCTACAACAAGCGCTTTACTAGGGCATACAAGGACACCAAGTATCGTGATGAGGTTGCCAGCCTGAGCTACACAAGCCAGAAAAACCTGAAGTTTAAGGAAGGCTTTGCTGAATTTGTGCGCCTATGGCTTACCAACTATGCAGAGGTAAAAGCGGCGGCGCCATTGTTTACTCAGCGCTTTGAGCAAGTGCTTGCTGAGGATTCAACACTCAACAAGAAAATGGTTAAGCTGCAGGATGAAATGCACCGGTGGTACCTGCAAGGCGCTCGCGCTCAGTTGCGCGCTAAGTCTGGTAAGGAGTTGAGTCAGTCTCAGCAGATCATTCAGTACATGCAGTCATACCCACTTGAGCGCTATCGCCAGGAAGTGATTGATAAGATCCATGCTGCAAAGGTGGTTGAGCGCACGCTTCATGGTGAGGTTCGTGATGCAGCGTTAAGCCCATTTAAGCAGTTCCAGCTTATCAATGGTGCGGAGTCGTTACATGAAGCGATCCTGAAAGATGGCACACCTTCACTTGCTGAAGATGGAACCTTTGAGTTTAACGGAAAGGGGCTTAACCAGGTGTTTTGGCCGGTATCAAAACATGGCTGGAAGCGTTTTGACTTGCTTATGGATTACTTCAAGGCTCGCCGGGCCAATGAGCTTATGAAGCAGGGCCGTGAAAGGCTGTTCACAAAGCAAGAGATTGAGGCCGGTTTAAAGCTTGGTGTTACATACCCTGAGTTCCGTGATGTGTTTAAGGAATATCAGGAGTTCAACAAGCGAATGCTGGACTTCTACGAGCAGATGGGTCTGATTGATGGGAAGCAGAAGCAAGCCTTTGCTGATGCCAACAAAAACTATGTTCCATTCCACCGGGTAATAGAACGCCTTGAAGATGGTGATCAGGCTGGAACAACGTCAATCGGCAAGCGCCTAAGTGGCGGTACTCAGAACGTGCGCGACATTGCTGAAAACATTGTTGAGGGCCTTTACTCAAATATCCGGGCAGCATTGATTGCCAGGGCCAAGCAGACGCTATACCGGGATATTATGACTAGCCAGGATGGATCACTGTTTGCTGTTAAGTTGTCGCCAGATAGCAAGCTGGTTAAGGTCGAGCAAACTCAGATGGCAGCAAAAATTGCTGAAGCCATGGCTGATGTTGGCCTAACAGTAAGTAAAGATGGAATGATTATGGCCGGCGATCCTGATGCGCAGATCACTGATGTTGATGATATTGCCCAGGCTCTTGAGTCTAACCCTGATCTGCTTAACTTCTGGACCTTTGGGCACAAGCCAACGACAGCAGAAACATACGTTGATAGCGCCATCATTGATGGTAAGCGCACCTGGTTTGAGGTTCGCAACCCATTGCTGGTGGACATGCTAACCGGTATGAGAGGGTTCAAGTCTGGCGCGTTGCTTAATGCCATGTTCCGCGTGAAGAACCTGCAAACTCGCACTGTAACGTCAATGCTTCAGTTCCTTGGTCCAAACGCTGTGCGCGATACGCTTAGCGCCTTTGTGATCAGCAAAAACAAGTTCATTCCGGTATGGGACACCTTGATTGGTATGGGGCACGCCATATTCCACACCAAGCTTTACCGTGAGTTTCGTTTGCATGGTGGCGGCTATGGTACCCGTATCGAGGCAAGAACAGAGGAAACCAGAAAGCGCCGGCAGCTTGATCTGCCAAGCCGCAATATGTGGGATACCGCAGCCAAGTTTCTGGCTGGCTATGACCGCTTTGCTAGTGCATTTGAGTATGGTAGCCGCCTTGGTGATTATCGCCGTGGCCGCCAAGCTGGAAAGAATGCACTTGAGGCTGCATGGGAGGCCAGGGAAGTTGCAACAGACTTTAGCAAGATGGGGCGCAATGAGTTGTGGGCCAAGTTCCTTCGGACAGTTCCGTTTATGAATGCCGGTATCCAGGGCCTGGATAAAACGGCGCGAGAGATATTTGAGTTGCGCGGTGAAATGAAGGGTAGCAACCTGGCAAAACTTGATGATGCGAAGGTGCGATTCCTGGCGGCTGGTGGCGTGCTTACACTTATGACAGTGATCTTATGGTTGCTGAATGAGGATGATGACCGGTACCAGGCATTGACGCCAGACCAAAAGGCGCGCTTCTGGTGGATCTTCCTTCCTGGTGCAGAGAAGCCTCTTAAAATTCCGCGTCCATACGATATAGGGCATTTGTTCGCAACCATACCAGAAGTTAGCCTTGACTATATCAAGGAGCGTGATGGTAAAGAGGCAGCGCAGACGCTGGCGTGGACCTTTGCTAATACGCTTGGCGTTGGCGATTACCCTGGCATATTCCAGCCAATGATTGAGGTGGCAAGGAATAAGAAGTTTACCGGCTCGCCTATCGTCCCTGAAAGGTTGATGCACGTTCCTAATGAGTATCAATTCACTGATCGCACGCCGCAGCTGTACCGCAATCTTGGTGAGGCGCTTGGTGTGTCGCCATTGGTGGCTGAGCATTACATGAAAGGCTACTTGCGTTATGTTGAGGCGTATATCTCAGATGGCAGTGAAGCCTTGCTGTGGAATGAAAAAGAGTGGGGGGCGCGTCCATTCGTTAAAGAGCCGATTGATTACTTGACCTATCAATTCCAGGGGCAGCGCGTTCCTTATCGAACTAAATGGACTGAAGGTTATTTTGAGCTCAAGAAAAAGGCAGCCGGCGCTAAGTCTGCATTTGACCTACTGACCGCACAAGCAATACGCGATCAGCAGCCAATGAAAGACTTTTCAGCAGACAAAGTTAACCAGTTGCTTATCAGCATGGATAACGCCTTTAGACAGATTGATAGCGCATTCAAGGACCAGGAAACGGTTCTTGCAGCAATCAAGTACAACCCGGACCTAACCAGGGATGAGAAGGAAAGGAGAATAGAAAACTGGTACCAGCAGAAGAACAATGCTCTTGCGCAGTTCTATGAACAGGCCAACAAGGCCCTGGAACAAGTTGAAAGCGCTCTTTCCCAATAGGGCGAGAGCGTTATAATGATTAAAGTTGCAAACATAGGAGAAGAAAGATGGCAACAGCATTAGTGAATCCGAAGTTCCGGGCATGGAACGGAGATAAACCGCTGGCCTTCGGTAAGGTGTACACCTATGCCGCAGGTACCAACATTCCAAAACCGACATACACCAGCGAAGATGAAACCGTTGTTAACCCGAACCCGGTCATTCTTAATGCTGAAGGCTATGCCGATATTTATCTTGATGGCAGCTACAAAGTTGTCGTTAAAGATGAGGATGACGTTGAAGTGTGGACCGCTGATCCAGTTACCGACATTACAACAGTTGGTAATGAGTGGGTGCATCCAACGCCGGCAGAGAAGTATGACGTTAACAAGTTTAAGGTCAACGATAACCAGGTTGATCGCTTTCATCCTGGGCGCCGTGTGAAGCTTGATGATACCGGGTATCTTTACGGCGATATTGTTCAGTCGTATTACGATGGTCAAGGTTTTACCGTTGTAGAGGTTGTTCTTGATAGTGGCAGCATGACCGCAAACTTGAATCAAGCTTACGTTGGTATTATTAGCGCGGTAAATGGAGCTCAACCGGCTAACAAATATCTTGAAAACCTACAAGGCGATCAGGGTACCGATTATATCAAGTACGCTTCAGATAAGACGTTGACTGAAAAGATTGATGAGCAGGATGCTGAAGATCAAAACCTTCAAGATCAGATTGATGTGCACACCACTGCAATTGCCGCAAACGCTCAGGATATTGTTGATAATGAAACAGCAAACGCCCAAGAGCACGCGAATATCAATGCTGAGATTATCCAGCTTCAGGGAGCAATAACGTCTGGAAATAAACTGACATACCGCACGCGTGCTGATTTGTTTGCTGATTTGGCACACGATGCTGACACAGTTGCAGAGGTTTACCTTGACCCAACAGCAGAATATAACGGTGTTTATCTTAAAAACGGCGCGTCAGGTACCGGCAGTTGGACAATAGCAAGTTATGACCGATACCAAGAGGCGCTTGCCAACAGCAAGAAAGGTCGATACCTGGTGCTTGGTGAATGGTCTAAGTGTGAGCGAGTTGCAGCAAACAACTATTTGCTAAGCAATAACCGCATGTACATTTTGACCGACTCAGGGACCATATCAATTGCAACGCAAACTGATGTGACTATCACCAATGGTCAGGTGCTTTATGTTGACCCGGTAAACGGTTCTCAGGATGGTAGCAGCGCTTACATTCCGCAAATTGCCACAATTGGCACAGGTAATTGGGCGTCAGAAGATAAGTATGTTTTGTTCTCATGTAGCAACGATATTGTTGGTGGGATTATTCCTCCAATTGCAAACATGAAATCAATAAGTGATCGCTTTGATGTAACAGAGGGACTTGCATCAAGCGGTTACGATAACAGCAGGCGCTCGCGTTACATTGTGCTTGGTGAGCCAAGCAAGCTTATCCGAAACCCAGCAGATTCTCAGGAGTTGATTGTTAGCTGGGGAGCTATTCGCATAAAAGACACAGCTTCAGGTGGGTTTAAAAAGGTGCAGCCTGTAACTGATTTGGTTGTGCCTGCTACGGCGGCTTTACTTGTGGATTTTGATGCGGCAACTGATGGGAATGGTGATTTGGTTGTCACGGTGGCTGACCCCTGGTATTCGCATTCTTCTTACGGAGATCCTACTTTATTTAACAAAATGTTCTTACTTACAAACTATTATGGAACCATAGGTGGGGCCATAAATTTTGGTGCTGTAGGTAAGATAGATGGTTCGCGCATATCAAACATTGCCAGGTACCAGCTTCTTGGCGGTCTAACTTCTTATGGCACAGTAACAGATACCGGAAACACTGTTTCTGTAACCTATCCTGAGCTTCAGCTTTTTATAGGCTCAACAGGTCAAGTGCCGCTTGCAATAAGGTCGCAAACCAACCAGCAAATACCTATCAATGAGTGCTTGTACGTTGATCTTGATGCTGGCCCTGATGGTGACGGTAAATATACGGCACAAGTAACAAGTGGCGGTTATGTTTCGACTATTGCCAATGGTACTGGTGCTTTCGTTAAGGATGGCAAATATCCGCTGTTATTTAATGGAAGCAACTCGCTTCGCGGTGGACCTTTGCTTGAAAACTCAAGATTTACAGAGGGCTTAGGCGGTTCAATTATTCCATGGGGCAACTGTACTATTACCTTTGATGCGTCAACTCGCACGCTTTCATGGACTGGTGATATTTACTTTCTTTACCGCGGTGGCAACAGGCTTCGCCTTAATGCTGGTTCATTTACATTCCCAGATGGTAATGATTTGCAGACATGCTATTTATCGTTGAAGGATGTAAATGACTGGAATAATGCAACAGCTTCGCTGTGCATTAAGTCTGGTCGGTACTACACAGGAACCGACCGCTATTACGCAAACCCTGATCAAATCCCGCTTTTCTGGTATTCAGGTGGTAAATATGGGCCAATGTCGGGTTTTCCTCAGCCTGATATTGTTGGTGTTCCACAAGATGGTAATACGGCGCCAGTTGTTGTTGTTGTCTATGCTCCAACAGCTGACACTCAGCGCATGGATGTTCATATCCGTGATGATGGAAACCCTAATGGCCGTTATATTCGCTGGCGCTTTGAGCGTGTTAACAATCCAGGCATTAACTCTGATGTGTGGCATGTTCAGAAGGCATGGGTAGTAAACAACGCGCTTAGCTCAACAATTCTTGAGGTTCTTACGGGCGGTGAAATTGAAACGGCAATTAAAGAGTCCGGAAAGGCTGACTTTGTTGGTGGTACCGCTCATGGTGATGAAAAAACATTATCGGTAGTGTTTCACCTGGATGGTGAAGTGCTAGATCCAGCGGTTGCTGGTGTTTACCAGGGCGAGGGTTTGCGCGTCCAGCAGGTAAGTCAATGCTATGAGGAAGGTACCGGGGCTACCGTAAACTGGTTTAAGGCATACAAGTCTTGGCAGTTCGGTCTTAATGGTGTTGAAATTACTCAGCAATCAGAGTTCGAGCGTGATGCTAACATTGACAGCTTCTATAACTGTTTCCTTACTATCGCTCGAAATGAGGATGTAAACAACGAGGCAACAACGTCACAGTATGGTGCTCAATATCCTAAGTATGAGACGGTTGATCTCATTCCAAGAAACCATGCTCGCAACTACATTGACAATGTTAAGCGCGCTATAGCTTGGGGCGGCGGCGTGTTCTATGAGGCTGAGTTTATTGAGGGATATAACGAGCAGGATCCTGATAATACTGAGTACAGTCCATCTATTAATGAAATGTTCTTCCAGGCAGATTCGAGTGCATACAACAAAATGTACTTCCGTCAGGGGTTCACTCAGATTCGTACCGGTGCGGTTATTTTCAACAGATACCGATACAAGATAACGAGCTCACTGTAATAAAAAAGGCCCTTCGGGGCCTTATTTCATTCCTTTAATGGTAACTATCCCTTTCTCAATTAGCCGGCGCCATGTGCGAACCATTGCCCGGCGCATGTACCACTCGCGTTCTTCACCTGTCATTGACGCGTCATTGTTTCGCCTGTCTATCGCATCATGGCAAGCGTGGCACGCATAGCACGCGCTAATATCGTCTGACTTGGTGCTCATGCCGTTTGATTCGTCAGGCAAATGAGCAAGGATTGTAGTTTGCCAGTTGAAGTTGCACACGCCGACAATTTGCAGCGTGCATTCCTCATCCCTGGCGCTATCACGTAGTTTCTTGGATTCGATTTTCATGATCACCCCATTGCCAGTAGTTGGTTAACGGCTTGCTCAGCTTGCGCTTCATTCTCAAAGGTCCTGGATAAGATAAACTTCCAGACAACGCTGAAGGCGGCCTTGTAGAACCTGGTAAACTCATCCTGGTCCATGGCGTTGAAGTTGATTGATAGCGGCACCTTGCGCAACCCGGTAGGCGTTACTTCATAGCGGAAGTAGCCGGCTTCAATCTTTACCCATTCGTGAAGGGCCTGTTTTGACTTCTCAGGCGCTTCTATGTGTTGGGCGCGTCTTTGTCTTAACTCAGTCAAGAACGCCTTACAGGCGCGGCGAATGGCGCCAGAATTGCCACCTTGCCGATCAAGCCAGTCTGAAAACTTCAGAAGTGTGCCTTTTTCGCTGGCGCTGATAAGGCCGCCTTGTGGTTCCCAATACTCAAAAGCCAGTTCAAGCAGGCCGCCCCAATACAGCCGGTGGTGCTGTATCGAGCGCGGCTTTAGCATGACAGCTTTCACCCGCACGCCCTGGCCAAGCTTCCAGGATTTAACCAGGTCCTGATCTGTTTGTGTTACCGGGCGCAATGATCCGTCCTGGCACTTCACCAGTGTTATTTCAGTTGCCATAAAAACCTACCCTGAAGTCGTGATAAAACTGGCGAGTTGGCGCATAGTTTCCAAGCGCTGTGAATATCGCTACCTGGCATGGGAATTGTGGGCTTTGTGGTTTTCCTTTTTTATCTAAAAACCTGGTACCGTCAGGCCGCAAAAACTGAAGCCTGAAAGGCATCCTGATTATTGTGTCTGCCTTTTCCAAGGCGTAACGTGAATATCCTGTTTCAGTGTTATCAGGCATTATTACGCAAGTAGTATTGCCATCATATTCAGCTTCTCGCCATGCTTTCTCAAGCCATGGCTGAATATCACTGAAAGGAGGATTGCACCAGGTCAAAGGCGCCCATGGCAGTTCAAGCCCATTCTGATCATTTTCCAGGCTGTAAAATTTTTCAGCCTTGGCTGTTTGGGGTAGCGCGCAAGCGTCAAGGTCAAACTCTTTTGCCATTAGATCTTCAAGTGAGGCAATGAACCATGGTGGAGTTTGCGCGCAATCCTTCTCGCTGATTGGAGTGTTTGAATTGTAATTTTTCATTCCTGTTCCTTGTGTTCAAGTTGCATCATTGCCATGGCCTGGCTGATTGATACCGGGCCTTTCTTCTGGTTTGAACCAGATTGATGGACCAGTAAAGCCTGGCGAGTGTCACCGATAAGGACCGGCTCAGGCATTGCGTCCATGTGGCCTGTTCGTGAGTTTGACGCCTCAGTAACGCCAATTAGTTTTGATGGGTACCGCTCAGGTGGTCGGTTCAAGTATCCCTTGTAGCGCTTGGTGAACTCATTGCGCTTGAATGGGAGTTCATCATTGGTGATCTTGCAGAGTTCTATCCAGCCGCCCATATCCTCAATGCACGCCATGATTGCTGGCTCATCAAATACCACTGTCCCGTATGAACCAATGCGCTCAATGGTGTTTTCAACCTTTGACCATGCTTGTAGTGATCGGCTTTCTGGATCACCGTCAATGTGTCTAACCAGGTCGGCAGGCTTAGGCATGAATCTACCGTCACCTGGATCATTGATATGCGCATCCAGGACGCGCTTAACGTCTGCCAGGTCATAGCGATACAGCGCACGAAAGGCCATGCCAAGCGCGGCGTCACTTGGTTGTTTTCCGTATAGCTCACAGGTTGCAGACCATACGGCGGTGAAGTTAGGGAAGTCAGACTTTTGCATTGCGGTGGTCCTCAAGTTTTTTCATACACAGATCAACCACACGGTTGCAGGTAGCAACGTCCATCATTCCGATATGGCAATCCTCTTGGTTAATTCCTAATTGCTCAGCAAGCCAGGCGTAAGCTTCATTGCGTTGCATAATTCCATCTTGCCAAAGCCAGTCAAAAGCCTGGTGCGCATTGCCTTTGGCTTTTCGTAAAACCTTATCGGCAAGCCTTCCAAGTGGCTTATCGCCGTCACCCTGGCCATTGCCTGGTTTGTGGCATCCAACGTATGCAGGAGGGTGCCCGTTATCGCAATGCCAGAATTTCAGGTGATACAGGTCGCGCCGGTGCGGGTATATCACTTCGCCTGTCACAAGGTTTGCGGCATTACCGCAGTAGTCACAAATCACTGTCATGGGTTTGTCCTTAGTCTGGTAAGTCGTCAATCATCGCGCTGGCTCTATCGGCCTGGTTTCTTACGCGGCTTTCAAATTGCTCAAGGGTTTCTGTGCCTGGCCCGTTCAGGTAGGTTGGTTGGAACTTGGCTACGTTGTTGGCGAATTGCTCAACCTTGTCACCAGACCGGCAAATCAAAGTCAGATCATCGTAAACAGTGCCTGAGTCATTTTGCCCCATGTGGTGAGGTGACTTTGCACAACCTTCGATTGCCTGCTTGATCTGGTCAACCGTGTAACCTTCCTTCAGCCTTGCCTCAATGCACTTCTTGCGCTTGTCGGTAAGTTTGGCTTGTGAGGTTTTTCCCATGGTTGTGATCCAGTGGTCGAAAACTTCTTTCACCTGGTCGCGTGTTTGGCGCGACATATTATTCCTTTCCCCTTCCCTTTCCTTTTCCCTTTCCTTTTCCCCTTCTGTGCTGTGCTCTACGCGTGGTTCACGCGTGACAAGTTCAGTGTTACTTATTTGCTCAGGCTCAGTAATTGCGGGGCTTTCAGGCTTGGCTCCCTCATTGGTGAGGGTACCAACTGACATATCAGGCAGCGTTGACTCACTTTCCCGGTTGTTTATGTGCTGGTGGCGCGTAAAAGTAGGAATGCAGCCATAAAACTCACCTTCAACTTCGTACTTAACGAGAAAGTCACGCGATGCTAACGCGTCAATTACGCGTTCAAAGTCGAGATCATCATAGGGCAATATATCCAGCTTTAATTGCTTAGGGCGCCAGCGGAAGCGCCCGGCTTTATCACAAACACAGAACAAGCCGATGAAGGCCAGGCGAACCGGTAAGCCGGTTTCTAGTTCTAAGTCGTGTAGGTCCTCATGCCTGAATAAGTCAGGCTTTACTGTTCGTATGCGTGCCATGGTTATTCCTTGTTGTAGTCCTGTTCCCCCAATGCAATAAATTCAGATGCAGTGAGCTCAAAGATTGCAGCCAGCTTTTCAATGTTTGCCAGGCTCACCCGTTCAGAGTTCGCAATAGTGCTGGTGCGCGTGCGGCTTATGCCAAGTTGCTCAGATAGCCAGGTCACGGTCTTACCGCGTTGTGCCAGGGCTACCTTTACTGAGCGGCCAATGTTCATGTTCTATTCCTCATTGGTGGTTTTATGATTCGAGTGAATGCTACAACGAGAAATTAAAAAAAGCAAACATTACTATTGACACCTGTATTATATGGCTGTAAATTTCAACTCAACGCTGATACGGAGAGTGAGCCGTTATGAAGAAGAAAATTAAGTCTGCCGCGTTAGTGGCTGCAATGATTGGGCTTTTTGGTCTGGTTGGTTCCATGGATTACCAGGACCAACTTGATCAGGAGGCGCATTACTGCCAGATGGTCGAGCAAGGCTACTGGCCAAACTTCAACCCTGAAACAAACTGCGATAAGGAGAGTGGCAATGACCGCTAATACCCTACCCGAAACAATTAAGGTGAAAGTGTACATTCAAGTTTCACCGCATACCGATGAGCCTCAAGCGTTTACTTCTGACATGAGCGAGTATGGTTATATTCCTCTTGGCACTGATGAAGTGATCGTTGCTGTTCCTCAAACTGACCGCGTGCTGGCTGAGATTGAAATGCTGGAAAAGACAGCAGATAAAATCAAAGCTGACACTCACGCCAAACTTAAAACGATTGATGACCGCATTCAGTCATTGAAAGCGCTTGAGTACAAACCAGGTGATGACAATGAGTGATAAAAACCTATCTATCTGGAAGCAGGTTGAAGAAACGGCGCCAGGTTATACAAAACCTTCTGAGCTTAATGGGCGCATTGTCACCAGCATTAACGGCACTTACATGGTTAAGCGAGCCACTGAGGTTTTTGGTCCAGTAGGTAAAGGTTGGGGCTATGAAATCACAGAAGAACGCTTTGACCAGGGCGGCCCTATCATCCACAACGGTAATGTGCTTGGTAACTCAATCATGCACACCATTAAGCTAACGCTTTGGTACCTGGATGAAGAAGGCGAACGCCGAGAAGTTAGCCACTTTGGTCACACGCCCTATGTGCTTGGCACTCACTATGGCTCAATGACTGACTTTGATGCGCCAAAGAAAAGCCTGACAGATGCAATCAAGAAGTGCCTTTCCATGCTTGGCTTTAGTGCTGATGTGTACCTTGGCCTGTTTGATGATCAGACATACGTTGAGGCAGCACGCGTTAAAGAGTCGGTGAAAAAGGCTGATGATGCAGACGCCGAGCTCATTAAGCAGCGCCAGGAGTTTGGCGAGTGGGCAGAAGGCGAGCTTAAAGCCTATGGGCAAATACCTAACAAGGCGGCCTTGCGCACAGTTCACCAGGGCCACCTGAAGAAGATTGCCAGACAGTGCCAGGTGCTTGGCATTGACCAAGAAAAGGCGAAAAAGCCGTTTGTTGATGCCTTCCAGGCTCGCATGGATGAAATAGCGCCAGACGTTGACCTGGTTTGTGCGGATTGTGGTGTTGTCGGAAAGGGCAAGCCAGATAGTAAGTGCCCTGAATGTGGCGGAAAAAGAAGCCCGGAATAATCCGGGCCTAAATTGACAGTGATCCAAAAGGAGAAACCCTATGACTTCACTAAACGAAGTTAACATTGAAACCGGAAAAGTTGAAGTAGAAGTTTTCAACAAGACTGAAGCGGCGCTTGCTGAATTGCGTGAGCGCTATGGTGTTGTTCCAAGCCTTGATACCGAGGAAGGCTACAACTTTGTGAAGGATGGCTTGAAAGAGCTTGTTAGTTTGCGTACTTCGCTTGATGCAGAGCGTAAGCGCATTAAGCAGCCATACCTAGATGCCGGGCGAATCATTGATGCAGAAGCAAAGCGCATTACTGAAGCGTTGGTTGAGCTAGAAACGCCAATGAAGGATGCCAAGAAAGAGTTTGATGACCGCGAAAAGCGCATGAAGGAAGAACGCCTTGCACGCTTGCGCACCAAAATTGAAGGTATCCGTTCTTGGGTGGTACGGGCTCGCAACCAGCAAAGCGCCACTATTGCTGAAATGATTGAGGAAGTTGACAGCATTGATATAGCTGAGGACTTCTTTGAGCTAAGCAAGGAAGCCGCTGAAGCCAAAAACGAAACACTTGAGCGCCTTAATGAAATGTACACCGAGCGCCTGGCGTTTGAGCGTTCAGAGCAGGAGCGCAAGCAGGCCGAGGAAGCGCGCAAGGCTATGGAGCTTCAACAGCAGATTGGTGATCGTATCAACAAGCTACGCATGATCCCAATGGATTTAATGGGCAAGAAGGCAGCTGAAATACTAACCAAGATTGCAAGCTTGAGAAACTATGAGCCACCGTCAGCAGAGTTTGGCGATCGTCACCAAGAGGCGCTTGATGCGCATAAGCAGGTAATCACTCAGCTTGAAACCATGGCGGCGCAGGCTGAAATGGTTGAGCAGGCAGAGGCCAAGAAAGCTGAAGAAGAAGCGGCCAAGCAAGCAGCTGAGCAAGAAGCAGCAGCTGAACAGGCGGCAAAGGCTGAGGCTGAGCGCAAAGAGAAGTTTCCAGGCGTTGATATTGACGCGATTCACCATAAGCAAGAGGCGAAAGCCAAGGAGGTTGCACCAGAACAAGAAGAACCAGAGCAGGACCGCGAAGTAACCATTAAGGCTGTGTGCGACAGTTCAAACAGCAGCGCAATTTTAAGCCTGCTTATGGATCAGTACGCGGTTGATATTGTTGGTGATGAGTTCACCGGCTTTGTAGTGACAGTTAAATAAACCATAGGCGGCCATAGTGCCGCCATTAGGAGAAATCATGAAACCAATTATCTTTTACGACACAGAAACAACCGGCTTGCCAGACTGGAAAGTGCCAAGCGATAGCGAGCACCAGCCTCACATGGTTCAGTTGGGCGCAATCCTGGCTGATGAAGAAACCCGCAAGGTTATCAGCACGCTTGATGTGATAATTGCGCCAAATGGTTGGGCTATCCCGGCTGAAGTGTCAGAAATTCACGGTATCACTGAAGATGTTGCCAAGCAGGTTGGCGTTAACGAAGAAGATGCCATTGTGCTGTTTACTCAAATGTGGGGCGGTGCAAAGCGTGTTGCTCACAATAAGACGTTTGATCAGCGCATTATCCGTATTGGCCTGAAGCGTTACGGCCATCCTGAAACGCTAATGGATGAATGGGCAGATAAAGACAGCCATGAATGCACCATGCTTATGGCCAAGCCTATCATGCAGCTTTTGCCCAAAAACAAATATGGATTCAAGAGTCCAAAGCTTGAAGAAGCCTATGAGTATTTCACTGGCAAAAAACTTGAGAACGCTCACACAGCACTAGCAGATGCGCAAGCGTGCATGGAAGTGTATTGGGCAATGCAGGACCTGAAGGATAAGGAAGAAGCCAATGCTGATACTAACGCGCCGTATTAGTGAGAAATTAATCATCGACACCGGGCGAGAAGTGATTGAGATAGTCCCGCTTGGCGTCAATGGTTCCCAGGTTAAGCTGGGAGTTAACGCCCCGCGTGAGGTTGAAGTACACCGCGAGGAAATTTACGACAGAATCCAACAGGAGAAAAACCGTGGATGATAACGCAGTAGAAAAAGAGATCCAGGACAAGGGTTTGACAGCGCCGCGAATTACGCCGGCTCGCATTGATAGCCTGGTTGCTGATCTTAACGTCCATTGTTATGTGGTGCCTGGCACTACTACAACAGTGGCAACGGCATTCTTGAGCAATGGCTTTAGTGTGGCGACCGAGATAAGCGCGTGTGCCAGTCCTGAAAACTTTGACGCAGAGCTTGGAATGAAAATAGCCAAGCAGAATGCTGAAGAATCGGCGCGCAAAGAGTTATGGCGCCTTGAAGGGTACCGCTTGAAGTGCCAGCTGCAAACGCTGGATAACCTTGCGGAATGGTGTGACAAGCATGGCATAAGCCTTAAAGCGTCACAGGAGCTTGAATCAATCATTTATGGGGTGGACCTATGAGCACCAAAGTAGACCAATTTATTGCCGACCTTGATGGCGGCGTATTCGAGGAAAAGCTTTCAGCAATCCTTAGTGATGTTGCCGCGTCAGTGATTGACCATGGCAAAAAGGGCACTGTCAGTATCACGCTTGATATTAAGCAGATCGGTAGTAGTCACCAGGTACAGATTGACCATGTACTGAAGTACAAGCGCCCAACTTCAAAAGGTTCAATCAGTGAGGACAACTCCACCAGCACGCCAATGCACGTTGGCACCCGTGGTGCGCTTTCGTTCTTCCCTGAGAATCAGGGGCAAATGTTCGATAAGAAAGGCGAACCTTCAGACAAAGTGAGCGCTTTCCCGAACACCAAGAAAGTCAACTAATAGCCGGGCGCCTGGTGCGCCCTATGTAAAAAATCTTACTTAAAGGTAAAAAATATTATGGATAAATCAGCAATCGAACAGATCCAACAGGCCCAAACAGCAGAGGCAGTACAGGCTGCATTGGATAAAGTTAACCTTCAAACGCCAGTAGTTGTGACGCCTGAAAAGTTCGACATTCAGAACCTTGAGCGCTACCTGGCTGGCCGCGTTCGATATCGTGGCAATATGAGCACAATCAGCCCTGAAGATTTTGTGCGCTACTGTACTGACCATGACCGCACTGGTGCCGCGTGCTTCGTTGACCCTGAAGCTATGAATGCGGTGACAGTGTTCAACCTTGGCACAGAAGAACAGCCAGGCCATGCAGACTACACCGCCAAGCTTCAGCTTCAGAAAACAGCGGAGTATCGCGCTGTGCTTGGTGTTGATGGCAGCAAGATGAGCCAAAAGACGCTGGCAGAGTTCTTGGAAGATTGGGGTGATCATATCCAGGCATACAATGCTGAAGGTGATGCTATTGCATTAACCAAGGCAATCAGCGCAGTGCGCCGCCTGACTATCGAATCAAGCCGTAAGGAAGATCACGAAGTTCAGGACTTCAAGGCAAGCCGTAGCGCCCTGGAAAATGTTGAAGCGCGCAGCGATCACGGTATGCCTTCAGGGTTCCGCTTCACCTGTATACCTTACAACGGCTTGGCAGGACGAAGTTTTGAATTGCGTCTATCTGTGCTGACTGGCGGTGAAGCGCCGGCGCTGGTGGCTCGAATTAAACGCCTTGAAGCAGTTCAGGAAGAAATGGGCCAAGAGTTCATGGAGTTGTTGAACGACAGCTTTGAAGATTATGAGCTGATCACTTACTTAGGTAAGTTCAGCGCTTAACAGGGGAGGCCCGGCCAAGTGCCGGGCTTTTGTTTCATGCCAATAATGACAATGCTTCAGTTGGGGGTGCCATTTAAAGTGGCATACGCAGCAGCTGGAAAGGAGGTAACAGTGGAAGAAATCAAAGACCTTCACAAAGCCAACGAGTTAATACGGATGCAGCAAGCCAACATTGAATTGCTGGTGGAATTGCTTGATGTGTCGCGCCGTGAATATGGATCACTGGCTCAGAAGTACGAGAAGCACATGAACGGCGAAATAAACGGGCAGGCGCAAGAGTTGATAAAGGCGTTTGACCAGGTAATTGAACAAGCCAGGGGTGAATGCGTTGACCGCCAGCATGGTGTTATCAGCGCTGAAGATGAAGCTTGGCAAACTTTGGAGAAAGCTAATGGGTAAATTCTCAAGTAACTTAACCGATCGGCAAAGAGCAAAGCGAGTTGAAGAACAAAAGCTAATACTTATTGCCAAAACATGCCATGAGGCAAACAGAGCGTACTGCCAGGCAATGGGTGATGACTCGCAGCCATCATGGGAAGATGCGCCAGACTGGCAAGTGAAAAGCGCTATAAACGGGGTGGCTTTTCATATCGTCAATAAAGGCGCAGGGCCTGAAGCCTCACACAACAGCTGGATGGCCGAGAAAGAGGCTGATGGTTGGATTTATGGTGATGTTAAAGATCCTGAAGCAAAAACCCATCCTTGCATGGTTCCATTCGATCAGCTTCCAAAAGAACAACAGGCCAAAGATTATATTTTCAGGTCTATAGTTCACGCCCTATCGTGAGGTGAAATATGGCACGCGGAATTAACAAGGTAATCATTGTCGGCAACTTAGGCCAGGACCCGGAAGTTAGGTATATGCCTAACGGTACCGCCGTGGCAAATCTAAGCATTGCCACCAGTGAGCAGTACAAAGACAAGCAGACAGGGCAGCCGGTAGAAAAAACCGAGTGGCACCGTGTTGTGTTGTACGGGAAGTTGGCAGAGGTTGCCGGCGAGTACACGCGCAAAGGCTCAAAGCTTTACATTGAAGGCAAGTTGCGCACGCGCAAGTGGCAGAACCAGCAAGGTCAAGATCAGTACACCACTGAGATTGTTGTTGGCCCCGGTGGTGAGTTCCAGATGCTTGATGGTAAACCACAAGGGCAACAATCCGGTAATACCGGGCAGTACCAGGGGCAGCAAAGTGGAGGTTATGCCCAGGCCAAACAGGGAACAAGCCAAAGGCATAGTGCGCCGCCTCAGTACAATGAGCCGCCAATGGACTTTGATGATGACATCCCTTTTGATTAAGACCGTTGCGTGGCCGGTCATTAAAGATAGTCGCGTTATTGTTGCGTGCTTCACGCGTGAGGCACGCGTTAACTTGTTAGCTGTGAAAATAGACCGCCAGCGAAACCGATTATAAAGAGGCTGACTTATATTGACATTGGTTTATAATCAACCCTGTATTGACAATAAAAACGGGGTGTTCTATGGCGTTCAAATTTAGTGAAAGAAGCAAGAGCAGGATGGCCGGCGTTCATCCTGAGCTTGTTTTGGTGTTTCACGAAGCTTTAGCTGTATCACCTATCGACTTTGGTATACCTGAGTATGGCGGTTTAAGGAGTGCGGAAGAACAGCACTCGCTATTCCTGGATAACAAGAGCAAGGCCGATGGTTACAACAAGCTAAGCAATCACCAGTCTGGTAATGCACTGGACTTCTACGCCTACCTTAATGGTTCGGCAAGTTGGGATAAGGTTCACCTGGCAATGGTGGCCGCAACAATCCTTTCAACAGCTGAGCGATTAAAAGCGCAAGGCAAGATCACAATTTCACTACGATGGGGCGGCACGTTTGGAAACAAAGGCCGCTCTTTCCATGGTTGGGACTATCCGCACATGGAGGTTATCAATGCTTGATTTATTGATAGGTCCAGTGACAAGTATCATTGATAAGCTGATACCGGATAAGGAAGCAGCCGAAAAAGCAAAACTCAAGCTTATTGAGTTGCAACAGAATGGCGAACTGGCAGAGCTTAATGCAATGGTTGAGCTCAATAAGGCCCAGGCCGACATTAACAAGCAGGAAGCGGCGCATAAGTCTTTATTTGTAGCAGGCTGGCGCCCATTCATTGGATGGACTTGCGGTATAGGCGTATTCTGGCAGTTTGTCGGGTACCCGGTAGCAACATTCATCATATCCACCACTGGCGCTGTAGCAACGGTGCCAACAATCCCAACAGATAACCTTTTCGAGCTCATCCTCGCCATGCTTGGTATGGGAGGCTTGCGCACATACGAAAAGCTGAAGGGTAAGGCAAGGGAACAATAAATGGCACGCAGAGCAGCAAAGACTGACGCGAACCAGCAGGAGCTAGTTGAAGTTATGAGGGGTATGGGTGTTAGTGTGGAGATCACAAGCAGCGCCCATGATGGCATGACCGATCTGGTTGTTGGCTATGGTGGCATTACCGTATTGGTAGAAGTGAAGGATGGGAACAAAGTTCCGAGCAAGCGCAAGCTGACACCGGCGCAAGTGAAGTTCCATGGAGGGTTTAAGGGGGCTATCACTGTGATTGAAACCGTTGACCAGGCTATCAACCTGGTAAATGAGATCAGAAAGGTGGCGGCCCAGGTCAAAACTAACTGGAATATGGGGGCGGTAGCGTATGCCTGACGGTCAAGGCGGTTCTAACATTATCAAAATGCTGGTTGATGCTGGCCTTGGGTACCTGTGGTTCATATTCCTTGCGATATGGGGTGGCACCGTGTCTTACATTAACCGAGTCAGAAAAACCAAAACGCCATTTTCCCTGGTTGAGCTTGTTGGCGAGTGGGCCATAAGTGGCTTTGCTGGACTCATTACCGCGTATCTTTGCGCTGAAATGGGTATGAGCTTCTACATGACAGCAGCATTAACCGGGATTAGCGGCCACATGGGAGGCCGGGCAATCTTCATTATGGAAAAGTGGTTCCAACATCGTTTGTACTGGAAGCCAGAGAACGGCCAAGCGCCATTCAGTACCGGTAAGGATGATGAGGAATATCCGACAAAGAAGGACTAGGACATGAGTGTAACGCTGACAGAAGAACAGCTTGAGCTTGGCAGTAAGCTGACACCGCTTCAGCGTAAGACTGTTATCAACCTGGCTACAGGGAAGATGAGCCAGCGTGAGGCGTATTACGCAGCTGGTGGCAAGACAAAGAGCGAGAAATCAGCTGATGCAATAGTTAGTCGTATGCTAACTGACGCTAAGGTGAAGAAGTTTTATGAGTCACTAATGAATGCGGCCGCCAGTGATGCAGTAATGACAAGACAGGAGGCGCTCGAAAGGCTCACGCGTGCAGCACGCGTCACGATGACAGATATTGCTGAATTTGCTGAGCAGGTTGTTGGTGAAGATGAAGATGGCAACCCGGTAAAGCAAACAGTGTGGCGAATCAAGAACAGTGATGAGCTCACGCCTGAAGCGGCAGCGGCAATCAAGTCTGTTACAGCCACCAAGTTTGGGCCAAAGCTTGAATTGCATGATCCGCATAGCGCCATCAAGCAGATTGCAGACCTGGAAGGATGGAACGCGCCAAGTAAGCATGAAGTAACCGGCAAGGATGGTAAGCCATTGCAGATACAGGCTGATGTGAAGTCACCTGACATTGCAGAGGCTATCAACAAGGTACTTGAGCGCCTATGAGTGATCTTGAGCACCTACCGAACGGGCAGCCTATCCGCTTATTGAAGTGGGAGGATATGACGGACGCGGAGAAGATAGCCGTTAAGGTGATGAGTGAAGCCTCTTTTGAGGCTTTTATGCGTATCTGGTTTCAGCTATTGCAGGGCCAATACTTCAGGAAGAACTGGCACCACACTTATGAGTGCCAGCTTGCTGAGCAGGTTTACCAAGGGAAGATTAAGCGCGGCATTGTGAATGTGGCGCCAGGCTCAACCAAGACAGAGATATGGTCAATACACTGGCCTGTGTGGTGCATCATCCAGTGTATCAAGGAAGGTCGCTCAACCAGGTGGCTACCGCTTAGCTATTCTGATGACCTGGTAACAGAGAATAGCGCCAGGGTGAAAGAGATTATCGACAGTGAGGAATTTCAATCACTGTGGCCTATGAGGCAAAGCAAGGACACCAAGGGCAAGAGTGACTGGAAGTACCATGACCAGAACGACAATATGCACCGAATGTTTGGTACCAGTATCAACGGCCAGGTAACAGGACGCCGGGCAGGCTTCATGCAAGAAGGCTTTACCGGTGCGCTT